TGTCACCTTTTTTTCGATTGACATTAGCTAAAATTGCACTGGTAATCGCTGGACCAATGTATTGGGTTTCCTGTCCAAATGGTTCAAGTTGATAGTAGACCATCCATTCTGTTAATTCCGCACTGCTTATCCTGCTTAACAATTCAGCCCGCGTCATTCTAAGGGCAAGCGCTAATCGGAAGGTGAACCGTCGAAAGGGTCATTTTTTAATTCCTCTGCCAGTTCCTCCACGTCCTCATCTGATATACCAGATAACCTTTGTGCTACTGCAAACACTCGTTGTAATGCAGCTGCGCTTTTTTGTGATAATGCTTGTACATCGTTCTCGTTGAATAATCGTTTACCTTTATCATCACAGATTGTCATACTTGCCAACTTAGCACGGATGTTAGCCATGTTCATCTGTTTATCTTTACCACGCATGGTAATCAATGAACCTTCAAATTTGTCGCGCTCTGCTCCGGTCATGCCTTTGACATAAACATCCCCCCCCCATTCAGGCAAGTGGACTAATTCACGCTTAATATCATCGGCTTGCAGAATATCATCTCTTGTTAATACACTCATTTCATCTCCTTAATCCTCAATTAGGCAAGCGTTGGTTGTCCTGTAATCTTCATTGTCACGGAAGCGGTCAAAGCACCATCAGCTGGCATGTCTGGTTCAAAGCCTGTTACAAATGCGCTGAATGACCAAACCGTGTTAGCCGTGTCGGGAAATGTCAACGAATATGTCTGTGCAGTTCTGGAAACCAAATCAGCCAACAGCCCGCCAGCTGCGTTCTTATGTGTTGCGGCGGCTGGATCATAGACAATATCAATGGTTACCTCACCTGATCGCAAAATTGTACCAACCACTTCTTCCCATGCTGCTGTAGAGTCGTGAGTGGTTACGTCCTCGGTATCAAGCGATAAACCTGGTCCCGAAATAGAGGTTACTGCGACAACGGCTGTCGCCCCTCTTTTCAATAAAGTTCCGAAAGCTGCATATTTAGCCATTTTTTATCCTTCCTATGCCAGGGTCACTGACCCTGTTAATTTAAGTGACACACTCGCGGTTAATGCCCCGTCGTGTGGTGCGTCCGGTTCAAATCCCGTCACCTCAGCGGCAAAGCTCCAGGTTGTAGCCCCTGTGTCTGGGAAGATAACCTGAAAATTACGGGTTGCGCGTCGTGGCATGACTGCCAACAATCCAATACCCCATCCATGAGTAGCAGAAGCTGGATCCCACACTAAATCCAGTGTGACCTCTCCACTTCTTAGAACGGTTGCGACAACTTCCTCCCATGACCCCGTACTATCATGGGTAGTCACGTCCTCAACGTCTAATGACATTCCTGGACCTGAAATATTTTTCACCTGTGCAATGGTTGTAAATACCTCTGCAAGTCCGCCAACAACAGTGTTATCACTGGTGGCATCCGGCGTCAATCCAGTACAGGTATTATTTGTGTATGCTATGTTCAAATCTGCTACATTAGCGACTGCTGTTTTTCTGGTTAATACAACCTCAGCCCCTGAACCGCCAACATGATACATAGCGGTTACGGCTGCGGTTGCCCCAATGGTAGCACGCGCTTTAGCTGCTACCATTGATGGTGTATCGTTTACCAATACAGCGACACTGATAGCAAGCGGAGTGCCTGCCATTCCTGTTGATGTAATTGTAAAGGTAGCGTTACCTGATCCTGTAATCGTTCCTACTACGGTAGCAGTTTCTACTTGGAATGTACCGTTACCCATTTTTAATTGTGTACCAAAAGCATCATATTTAGCCATAAATTAGTCCTCCTGCATGATTACAAACTCGCTCATGCTACGGTACATCTCCACAAGTGCATCAAACGATGGTCGTTCTGTGCTTTGCAATGATGATCTGATTGTTACGGCATCCGGCGCGGTTCCTATTGATCCCGTCTTACCGTTCAATGCTGCCCGAAGTTGATCTGTGATTGCCTTAGCCGCTGAATAAGTCGAAGCCCAAGCGTCAAACTGAAAACGAGGTGTAATAAGGTTTCCTGTAGCTCCGCTGGTCTGCATGGTGTGAATAAATGGCGTGTCAATGCGCTGTAATGTTACGCACGGATATACGACTTTCTGCGGTTTGGTCATGTGATAAATTCTTGTTGATACCAAAGTAGACAATCCGGTATATCCTTCCAGGTAACTAATCAAGCCTTCTTCCAATGTTGCCATTACAACACTCCAGTTATTTGATCGACTAATGATTGACTAACGGCATCTTTTATATCACTTTCGTTTTCGTCAAGTGCAGGTCTGAGGTAAGATCTGGCTGGAATGTGAATAGTTTGTTCAATGCCCTTACCCCATGCGTTCGTCTGATGGATAGCTCCCCCAAATTCATGGATAGCGGCATATTCAACATTTGTACCAATCTCAACGGTTGCGTCTGACTTACCGAATGATCCTTCTTGAACGCTTATACTATTCAATAGATTGCTGGTATCAACAAGCTCTTGCGCCTGAATGTTCAGTTTGGCATGATTGCGCACAACTTCACCACCAGCAAGCAGGGCTTTCATAATGTTGTCACCACTTGCGGCGGCAATAACAGCCTTGAACCTATCATCCAGCTTAATAACCTTTACGCCCTTGCTCATGCTTCAACTCGTTTCAATAACAATCTTATGCCACTTGGTCCCCGCTGAACAGGTCCAACAATCTCAAATACTAAAGCCGTCGATAATGTTTCCCCGAACCGTTTTGTTACCTTCAATCTGTCCCGGGCGTCTATGGTTGTAGTGATTGGTAATCGCATCGTTGCATCATATTCAAGTGCCGTATAGTTCGATGTATGCCGTTCGCTACCAGGTCGCATATCCAGTCCACATTTTATAGCGGTTTGGTCTGTGTAAGTAACCACGTCCTCGTTATAAGAATTGGATGTAGCAGAATATGTTTGCCTGACCACCGTATCCATCATGTGATTAGTCTGAGCTGTTTTGAAGCCTGTTAGTTCGTCTGTTGAGAAGTCCATAATTAGAAACTCAGGAACGACACGTCATCGCCACTGTCAAAGTCATTACTCTCTGGAAGATTGCCGATCCAACTCTCTGAATTTAGAGAATTTGATTTGCTTTCCTTCGGTGATTTATACAGCGTAAACGTGGATAAACCACGTCTTGAACGATAATACTTTGCCTGCTCGGTTGCGTGTTTGAACGCCTGAGAACGGGAATAATCCCCACCATCTGCTTTGAAGTCATACTGATTAGCAATCGCGGCGGCTTTTTCATCCCATATTTGAGCGGCTGCCATGTTGAGATTATAGGTTGGGATCCAATTAGTATTTGCGGTTTGAGTAGGCACTCCGCCTGTCTGTACATAGTAATACGGCATCGTTCCTAATTCATCAATGGTTGGATATAACTCTATAATGCTTTCCAGCAAAGCATCGCTGTAAGTTGTCGCGGTAGGTTCTGCAACCATCCGTCGCATTTGTGCAATTTGAGCAGCCGTTACAGTCATGATCGCTCCAATTCAAATAAGGGGGTATTGCTACCCCCATTTGATTATGTTAAGCGGATGTATTCAACAAATAATTTTCCAGCCATACCAACGGTTGAGGCTGAACCCTTCATGTTGATGTATTCTCCAACTTCCCAGATAACGGCTACCTCTTCAAGTCTTGATCCACTTTCAAAGTTAGCACCCTGTCCTGTTTTAATTCGTTTCTTGAAGAAACCCATGACGTACCTCCTCTTATGCGGTCAAGATACCGAATGGATAGCGGCTGGCTTCCGTTGACTGAGCGCGGTTGATTGGATTCGGCAATGCAAAGCCTAAGCGGATAACGGCGCGTAATGCGACCATGTCCTGTTGTGCTAAGTTATAAACGATGTTTCCGGCTCCGTCCTGAATTACTGCCTGGTCTAATACTTTGTAGGTAATATCCTGGCGAATTGAGTAAACCAACTGATCCCATTGTCCGGAAATCATCAAAATTGTTGCGGCTGGAATGGAGTTATCAGTCGGGAAATAGATCGGTGTTCCGTCTAATTCATAGCGGCTGGCATCCTGCATATTGGACTTGAAAATAGGCTGTCCGTTGCTATCGCGGGTATTTCTCAATACACCTTTCATTGCCAACGCTGCCACGTTTCCAGTTACCATAAAACCATCAGCTTCAATCGCCATGTAAAGACCATCAACGCCGGCGGCTGTTTCGCCAAGTATCGCTTCGTAAGAATCAGCATAAGCTGCTAATGATACGAGATTACCAGCGGCATTTGCTCCAGCGCGTAATCCGGCTGCCCCTAAGTTGGTTGTCCAGGAAGCAGGGATGTTGGTGCCACTAATGACAGCACTTGAAATCGCAAAACTAATTGCTTTTTCAATTTCAGGTCGAACTTGTCCCCAAATGTCATAACCTGCATCGTCAAGGACGGCTTCAGGAATCGGAACAATTACGGCTAATTCTTCTGCATCAATGTATTTATTAGCCCAATTAACTTCACTGGTTTGTTTTAGGCTGGTATCACCAGTCACGAAATAAGCGGACGCTAACGCTGACATAACAGGCAAGCGGCGCTGTGAGGTTGGCATGTTGGGCAATCTGCGAGCAAGTCGCATAATTGGGTTCATTTCAACCACGGAGGTAAATATTTCAGCACTCACATCCTCAGGGATAAGAGCGGCTGCATCGGTTCGTGAAATAACGCTATTGAATGGCATTGTATTTTTCTCCTATTGTTTTTTATCGACCCGCTGCTCTACGAATCATGCTGTTTATGTCATTGGCTTGTGGTGGACTTTCTGTACCACTTCCCCCATGAGCGGGTGGGGACGACCTGCCAAATAACTCTGGTACTTCTCGTTTCAGCAATTCCCAATCGGGATTACCTTTTTTATCAAACGCATCAACGGTCACCGCGTATGCGTATGCTGCCTTTGGGTTGCGGCAATCAATCCCTGGTTTGACCGCTTCCTCGACAAATGTAGCCCGTCGTTCTGTTGCTTCTAATTTCAGTAGGGTTTCGGTCAAGGCTTTCTCGTTTTCGCTGCCCTTCTCGGACTTCGCTAACAATTCCTTTACCTGATTTTTCAAGCCGTCCCGTTCTTCACGGGTAGCCTTTACAGTGTTTAGCAGTGCAGCCGTGTGTTGTTCGTATAATTCCTTGATCTTTGGATCCTTCTCAAGGATTGCTTCAAATGAAGCTGGTTGTTGTTCTTTGTTCTCGTCGCCTTGCTGGTTTTGTACTTGGTTTTGATTTTCGTCTGGCATCTCGCCTGATCTCCTTGGGCATCGCGCCTATAATAAAAAACCGCCATTGAGATAATTCTCAAAAGCGGCTTGTTGACTTTTCAACCTATATGCCTTGTGACTTGTCGGTTTATAAATCTATATGCCTATTCAGTTGTAAGGTTCTACAAAATAGATTAGCACATTATTTCTATCTTGTCAAGTAGTTTACTTCCCTTTCGTCTTTACCTCTGGTTTAGGTGCGTGCTTGCCTAATTGCTGCTTACGTTCGATTGCATCTAATATAGCTAATATTGCAGCCCTGATTGCTACCCAAAATTCACGGTCACTCATCATTTCCATCTCCTCATAATCTTGTTGAATATTTGCATCCACCAGGGTGCTTTCTTCCCGTATTGTGTAAAGTGTTCGCATGTGTTCACAGGATGCACGAACACATCCACCGCAAACGCATAGCGGTAATATTCTGATACGAAGTTGCTACACCATTTACCTTCCCTGTAATATTGACAATTCTTGCAGATACGTTTCATCTA